CTGCCGTGGTGTGGTGACGCCGTGCATACGTCCATCCGCCTGACGTTGCCGGACGAACCTTTCAGCGGCAACCTTGCCAAGAACCCGTACTGGGCGCTCAACTGGCTGGAATTTGGCACGCCGACCCCGCCCTGCTACGGTGCAATCCTGGCATTCGAGCGTCGTCCGGGTGGCGGGCATGTCGGGTTCGCAGTCGGCATTGACGAGAAGGCCCGCAAGATCCGTGTCCGCGGCGGGAACCAGAAAGACATGGTGTCGGATGCCTGGCTCGACATTTCTGGAATTTCGGTAAAACTCCGCGGATACCGCTATCCGCTGACGTTCGACCGTGCTCCGAAGATGGTTTTGCCGAAGCTGGACTCGAAAAACAACAAGTCGGTGTCGGAACTGTCTTGACAATCATTGCGTGTCCCTCATACACAGGATGCAACGGTATGAGGGACAGGCCTTGGACGGGTTGACGGCAACAGAAATCATCCGAGAACTGGGCGGGGGCCTGAGCGCCCTCGTCATCCTCGCAATGGCATGGTGGATCTGGATGCAGCAGCGCCGGATCAACGACCTGACCGACAAGTTCATTGCACAGAACGGTGATAACATCGCTGCGATGATCAAGCTCACCACTGCCATCCGGGAACGGAGGCCAGTCGATGAATAAGTGGCTTGAAGATTTGCTTGCTCCCCTCTACCGTGGACAACGGCGGTTCGCGCAAACTGACGTTCTTGTTGAGAAGCGTCAGGAAGCCCGACTGGAGCTAGACGAGGCCATCGACGCTTTGGCGCGGGCACGAGCAGGAAAGGCCAAAGAAAATGGCGTATAATCTCTACATATGGACGGCCATCCTGGTCGGCCTGACGATGATGACCCTAGTGGTCGGTTACGCGCGGGTGCTCTTCAGTGCCAAGCGTGCGGCCTTTCACATCGCCGCTTCGACCTGCCTTGTGTTCCTCGCCTTCGCGCTTCGTGCCTGGTTCTGGGACCTTGGCGAGTACCTCGGTTACACCGGGCCGCGCGTCATTGAGATCAATGCCATCTTCAACATCCTGGCGATCTGGAGTGCAATGCACGGGCATTACGCCCTGTACCTCATGATCCCGGAAGTTGACAAGGCGAAGTTCCGGTGGAACATTTTCACGGCCTGGATGTATCCGCCATGGTTGCTGATCCACGAAGTTCGTGCCGTGTTCAAAAGGTTCCGTTGATGCTCAACCGCGTGTTCGCACTGCTCGGTCTCCTCGGCCTCCTGGCACTCACCACAACGATGTGGTGGAATGCTCGGGAGGCCCTTGCAGAGGCACGCGACGAGATCGAAAGCCTTGAGAAGACCCGTGAAGCCGACAACCGCGCTTTCAAGCGGATCATGTCCGAGCGTGATGAAATCCAGAGGCGCTACGATGTGGTGACCCGTGAACTGTCGGAGATCACAGATGAACCTTCGGTCAATTTCCTTGACACTCCTGTGCCTGATTCTGTGCGCAGGTTGCTCGAACGTTGAGCAGAAGATGCCTCCGGAGGCGTTGCTTGTAAAAGCCGCACCTCTGCCGAAACCTCCTGTCCCGACCGCACGTGCTTTGGTGGCGCGCACCCTCTCGTCAGAGAAGGCCTACGATGAAGTGGCATCTCGGTTGAATGCTCTCATTGATTGGATTTATGAAACTGCTCCTTGACAAGGCGTTATGGTATCCCGTATCGTCAGGGAAAAGAGCAGGAACACCATGTTGGATCTGGACGACATTTACCTAAAGTATGCCCAGCGGTATATCCTGATCGGGAACCCGAAGCAGGCCGCTCTCGACGTTGGTGTGCCTGCGGACTCGGTCAACGAGTTCCTCCAGAACACGAAAACCCATCCGGAAGTCCTGATGCTCATTGCACAGGCCGAGACCGAGATGCCGGATTTCGAGGACGCGACCTCGGTCAAGAAGTGGATCCTGAAAGCCCTGATGAAGGAAGCGAACTTTCGGGGTCTCGGCGCGCAACAGTCCGCTCGGATTACTGCGCTGAAAGCTATTGCTGAACTGACCGGGATCGAGCCGGCCAAGAAGATCGACGTGAACGCAGGGATCCCCGGCGGCATGATTTTGTTGCCTGTCATGGATGCAGCCGCATGGGAGACCTCGGCTGCCGAAATGCAGGAAGACCTCAAGAAGCGAGCTCGGGAATGACCACTATCATCTGCGACGGCAAGACGATGTATGCGGACAGCCGCGCATACTCCGGCGACAAGACACCTCTTGGGGTGAAGAAAAAGGTACATCGGACCCCGCTCGGCATCTTTGCTGGGTCGAGCGTGCATCCCGGCGTGCCGGAACAGATCATGCAACATACCCTTGACAAAGGGTTCCTTGCCAAGGTCGAAACCCCGTTTGACGGAGATGCCCTGTTCCTCACATACAACGGACACCTCTACTTCTACGGCGCCGGTCCGGGGTGGGTGCTCCTTGAACCTGGTCAGGTTCATTGTATCGGATCTGGGGCGCAATATGCTTACGGCGCCCTTGCGGCCGGTGCATCGCCGTCTCGGGCGCTGGAGCTCGCAATCGGCCTCGACGTGTGGTCAGCCCTGCCGATCTACGCGGAATCAATCTGATGTCTCTTATGGAACCGACCATCGCGTGGAAGCCGCTGGCCGGATCCCAAACACTAGCACTTTCGTGCCCGTGCAACGAGATCCTTTATGAAGGGTCTCGCGGGCCTGGCAAGACTGACTCTCAGCTTATCAAGTTTCGGCGTTATGTCGGGCTCGGGTACGGGCGTTACTGGCGTGGCGTCATCTTCGACCGCGAGTACAAGAACCTTGACGACTTGATCTCCAAGTCGCAACGCTGGTTCCCACAGTTCGGCGGACCCAAGGCCTCATTCAAATCCTCGACCTCGGACCTCAAGTGGGTCTGGGACACCGGCGAAGAGCTCCTGTTCCGCCAGATCAAGCGGACGCAAGATTACTGGAACTATCACGGGCAGGAATTCCCCTTCATCGGGTGGAACGAGCTTGCAAAGTATCCGACGCCGGACCTTTACGAAGCAATGATGTCTTGCAACCGTTCGTCTTTCCTGCCGGACGAGAATACGCCTCGCCGCGATCCTCGGGACACGAAGAAGCGCGGGCCGAACGACCAAGGGTATGCGACCCTTGACGGGGCACCCCTGCCGGACATCCCCCTGATGACGTTCAGCACAACCAACCCATACGGCCCCGGGCACACGTGGGTTAAACGGATGTTCATCGACCCTGCCGAGCCGGGCGTCGTGATGAAGACCACAACTGACGTTTTCAACCCTCGGACGCAGAAACGCGAACCTGTCACCAAGACAAAGGTTCGCCTGTTTGGTTCATACAAAGAGAACCGTTACCTGTCTCCCGAATACGTCGCCAGCCTGGAAGCAATCCGGGACGAGAACAAGCGCCGCGCGTGGCTGTGGGGTGACTGGGACATTGTCGCCGGTGGTGCGTTTGATGACCTTTGGGACGCGCGTGTCCATGTTGTTCCTCGTTTCCGCGTGCCAAACAGCTGGCGGATTGACCGTTCGTTTGACTGGGGTTCGTCGCACCCGTTCAGCGTTGGTTGGTGGGCTGAGGCAAACGGGGAAGAGGCAATCATGCAGGACGGGACCACGTGGGCGCCCCCGCGTGGAACGCTGATCCGCATCTGTGAGTGGTACGGCTCTGAAGAGATCGGGCGCAACGTTGGCTTGAAGATGTCCGCGAAAAATATTGCCGCTGGCATCCTCGAATACGAGAAGACCCTTCTCTCCCTCGGTTGGATCGGGCAAAAGCCTGTTGCTGGTCCGGCCGACAACCAGATCAGGAACGTCACCGAAGAGGACGTTGACACCATCGAGATCAAGATGGCGAAAGAGGGCGTCCTGTGGGAAAAGTCCGACAAGTCTCCTGGCTCGCGCATAAACGGTCTTCAGCTCATGAGAGATCGCCTAGAGGCATCACTTGACAACGAAGGTCCGGGCATATACGTTATGGACAATTGCCGCGCGTTCATCGGCATCATACCGACATTGCCCCGTGACGAGGACAATCCGGATGACGTTGATACCGAGGCCGAAGAACACATCTGGGACGACACACGTTACCGCGTCCTTGCAAGCAGCAACCGTTACGCAACGTCCATCAACGTTCACACACCGAGGTAGTCCATGGCAAAGCCAACTATTCTGACGCCGCGGGATGGCCGTCAAGCTGTCAAGGGTTCGGTCGCTGTGCTTCCGAATGTGTCTTACATCCGGCCCGAGGTTGTGAAGGCCTTGCCGCGGTGGGAACTGATCGCTGATTGCCTGGACGGGGAGGACGTTGTCAAGGAACGCCTCGACAAATACCTGCCTGTGCCTCATGCCGAAGCTGGGGGCACCGTTACGGACGCCCGGTATAAGAGCTACATCATGCGCGCCGTGTTCTACGGCGTGACCGCTCGCACCCTGACCGGCCTTGTCGGACAAGTGTTCGGGCGGGACAGCTTGATCACGCTGCCAGAGGGGCTCCTGCAACTGGTCGATGACGTGGAAGGCACGGGCACCGGGCTTGAGCAACAAGCGAAGAAAGCACTTGAGTACGTGCTTTCGTTCGGGCGTGGCGGGCTCCTGGCAGATTACCCGAAAACCTCGGGCGAAGTGACCAAGGCGCAGATCGAATCCGGCGAGATGCGACCCATCGTCAAGCTCTACAATCCGCGCAACATCATCAACTGGCGCACGAAGAAAGTGGGTGCAAAGACCCTGCTTTGCCTTGTCGTGCTGCGTGAGACCATCGACGTGGAGGATGACGGGTTCGAGACCAAAACGGCGGTCGCTTATCGCATCCTAAAGCTCTCGAAAGAGAACGTCTATACCGTCGAGATGTACCGTGAAAACACCGATAACGGGAAAACCGTGGTGGTGCAGCACGAACCTCCGATCACGCCGACCAAGGCAGACGGGTCCACGTTTGACGTGATCCCGTTCACCTTCTTTGGTCCGGAAAACAACGATGCCGAAATGGACACGTCGCCGTTGTATTCCATGGCCACACTGAACATGGCGCACTATCGCAACAGCGCCGACTACGAGGATGCTTGCTTCATTGCCGGGCAACCGACGCCTGTGTTCTCGGGCCTGACCGAGGAATGGGTCAACAAGGTCATGAACGGCAAGGTCTTCCTTGGTTCGCGCGGGGGGATCATGCTGCCCAAGGATGGGCAAGCGACCATGTTGCAGGCACAACCGAACATGATGCCGAAAGAGGCAATGGACATGAAGGAAGGCCAGATGCGCGCACTCGGTGCCAAGCTGGTCGAAGAGCGTTCCATCCGCCGCACGGCGACCGAAGCAACACAAGACGAGGCCGCGCAGACGTCGATCCTGTCCAGCGCGACAAAGAACGTCACCGCGGCTTACAAGCAGGCCCTCATGTGGGCACAAGAGTTCACCCCGAACGCCGCCGGGGAAATCATCTTCCAACTCAACAGTGACTTTGACCTGTCGAACATGTCGCCGCAGGAGCGTCAACAGCTCATTGCCGAGTGGCAGGCCGAGGCGATCACGTTTGGCGAGATGCGTTCTGCACTTCGCCGCAATGGTATCGCAACAGAAGAAGATGATGTTGCCATGGCTTCGATCAAAGAGAACCCGCCTGCCTCGTCCTTGATGGCACAAGCGGCTCTTGAGGCAAAGGCCGCTGGCGGTGGCGAAGAAGACAAGGGCGGCAACAATGGCGGAAATTGAGGGGGCGCACAGCGCCGGTCTCAGTGACATCCTAACTCAGCGGCAAATCTACGTTGAGCAGGCAAAAGCGTCGCTGCATGACCAATACAGTGTCATTGCCCTTGCCGTTGTCATGGCCCTGTTGCAGGCCCTCGCTCGCAACCGTGTTACCCAATTTCAAGACGCTGACCGCGCTGCCCTAGCGCGGATTGTGAACGAAGTCCTGGTGGCGTTTGATGGCGCGGCGGCGACATACAAAGCCAACGTGATATCCTGGTTACAGCGATACACACGCGACGAGCATTTGTTCTTCGCTGTCGCCATCCGTGCTGCCATCGTCACCCCGGATGACGGGGCGACGCCTGCGGACTTGAACCTTGACTGGGGACCTATCTCGGCAGGGATTCTAGGTGCAACAGGCCTGAGCCTTGAGCAAACCTTGTCGAAATAGGTCC